GGCTTTCCACTTGCGGTTAACGTTAACCTTAATATCGATATTCTTGAAGTCACCGAGATTTTGAGTACCAAAGAAATACTCACGTCCGCCAAGGACCTTAACATAATCATTATCGATGATGTCAATGCCCGAAGCGTTGCCCACATATGGAGCTGAAGGTTGCGCAGCAAACTCGGCTGCGGAAGTTTCGAATATCTGCACGTTGGTTTCACCGCTTGCAGAGTCTTGCGTGGGATTGGTCAAAGCTGTTGTCGTATTGCCGTATGTGGTAAAGCCTTCAGGGAGATCAGCAAATTGGTGCGACGCGATGAGAAGAATTCGGACGCGAAGAGAGTTGGTAATTTGATCGATGGCGAGACGACCGCGGAGCCAGAATGTCTTTAGCCAAACTTGGTCCCCGGTAAAGTCTTGGCGCTCGCCACCTTGTGTAAATTGCAGAGGATTGGCTATATATAGAACACGAGTTGTTCCATCTCCGGCTTGAAAGAAGCCCTGTGACACCGACGAAAGTTGACGTCTCGTTTCCGTGAACCGTAAAAGGGCACTTCCAACTTTAGCGCGAAAAGTTTTGCGTCGACGACGCCTGAACCGGCGACGACCGCGGAACCTGGAAACGCGGACCATGCTGGAAGAGGGTGCTGCCTGGGATGAAGGGGCTCCGAGAATAGCCTGTGGTTCGAATTCGTCGCCTTGTGCTACTTCTTGGAGTAAACCGCCGACCTCTGGTTCGCCGGCTAAATCCGCGATTGCCGAAAGAGCGTGGGTAAATTTTCGACGTTTGTTAGGTGGATCAAAGGATGCCGCTGAAACACCCCTGAATCCACGACCGATGTAACCGAGTGTGCGAGCCATCAAAAATTTTCACCCCAAAGCCTGGGGTCTTTTATAGGTATAAAATGGGAGGACTGGGAGTGTCCGGGGGGAGAGTAATATTAATGTCTCCCCCCTCCCGTTTCGAGTTCAACGCAAAGCGAGTCTTCCTCACGTACCCGCAAGTTGGCGATGTCCCACGATCCGCCGTCGTACGACGACTCCGACTACTTGGACCTGATAAGCTTTGCGTATCCACCGAGCGGCATACCGACGGAGGTCTTCATTTTCACGCGCTGGCCCAGTGGTCGCGACCACTTCACACACGCGATCAACGGCATTTTGACGTCGACGGACTTCATCCAAATATCCAGCCTGTGCGAAACCTGCGAGCTGTCTATCGATATGTTACAAAGGACGGCGATTTTGAGGGTGACGTGTTCGAGTTTGGACGCGAGTCTTGCTACGGAAAGGCTGTGTCAGCGGCTGATCGTAGCGAATTCCTTAGCGTAATCCGCGATGAGGATCCTCGTTCCTACGTGCTGCGCCACCGCGACGTGACGAACTACGCCGACAAACACTGGCCTGAGAAGAAAGAAGAATACAAACATCCGTCGGATTCCTCACCGTTCATCCTTCCTGATGACCTTGCTGGTTGGGTTGAGCATGAGTTCCCTAAGGTATTTTTTATTACAAACCTAAGTCCGGACCTTAACCGACCACTTAACCCTAGGTTTAACCCTTGCTTACATCTGATTTAACCCTAGGTAGACCGACCTAGGTCTCTTGTGCTCATCGGACCTTCCCGGTGGGGAAAGACACGGTGGGCTCGATCACTTGCCCCTCATATTTACCTTAATGGGCGATGGTGCGTGGATGCCTGGCGAGACGATGCCCGATATATCGTTTTCGACGACATCCCCTGGGGACATATTCCTAACCGAAAAGGTTTCATCGGCGGACAAGGATCTATTACAGTTACTGGAAAGTACCGGGCTCCAAGGACTGTTGAATGGGGAAGACCTTGCATCGTGCTGGCCAATGGAGACATGGACCCCTTAAATGACTTGCTCTATGGTAGCGAGGAACGTGAATGGTTTGATGCTAATACTGTTTACGTGAAGCTAGAGAGGGCTTTATATTAAATATCCTTGAAATAAGTAATAATATCAAAAGTGCCAAGAAGATCTTGAGCTGCAAGAATATTGTTCGCGTTGGTGTTAGAGAAAACTTGAAGAATCCAATAATAATTCATATTGCGGAATGATCGGAGTTGGTCTGTCTGTGCAACGTCAGCTGCAGATGCGGCTTTCCACTTGCGGTTAACGTTAACCTTAATATCGATATTCTTGAAGTCACCGAGATTTTGAGTACCAAAGAAATACTCACGTCCGCCAAGGACCTTAACATAATCATTATCGATGATG